AAATGGGCTCCTGGAACTGATGCTACTACAGGTGGCGGTGGTACTGATGCAGATACTCTTGACGGACAAGATGGATCATATTACTTAAACTATAACAACTTATCAAATACACCTAGTGTTCTTTCACTAACTGGTCTAAGCATAGGCAATGAACTAGCGGCAAGTGGTGACGGAGCAATTAGTTATGATAATACTACAGGGGTGTTTAGATTTACACCTGCAGATTTATCGAGTTATTTGACTAGTGTACCAGCACAGTCATTTAGTAGTTTAACCGGCAAACCAACAACACTTGCAGGCTATGGTATTACAGATGCATTTGACGGTGTGTTTGGTTCACTTACTAGTAAACCAACAACACTTGCAGGATACGGTATTACAGATGCAGCTACGTCTGCAAGCATACCAACAGACTTAACAGATTTAAACATTATAGATGGTGCAGCGAATCAAGTATTAACAACTAACGGAGCAGGCGGATTTAGCTTTCAAGACGTGAGTGCTAGTTCAGGTGAAACAAATCAAAATGCATTTAGTAATGTTGCTGTAGCAGGACAAACAACAGTAGCTGCAGAATCAAAAACTGATACACTTACACTTGTAGGCGGTACTAGTATTAATGTAACTACTGACGCTACTACTGATTCAGTAACTATTGCATATAACGGAGCATCAGGTGTTACTAACTTTTCAGACTTAACTGATGTAAATGATGCAAACTTATTAACAGTTGATAGAGTTTTTGAACATGCGGCAACTACTTTCCGAGTTGACAATATTTCAGCAACATCATATACATTTGCACCACATTATGGCGGTAATAATCCAACTATTATTTTGATATCAGGACATACATATGCATTTAATTTAAATATTGGCGGACACCCATTTGAAATACAAGATGCATCTTTAAATGCACTTACTACAAATTTATTACACGTAGATACTGACGGCACAGTATCGGCAGATTCGGATGCACAAGGATTTGATGGCGGTACGTTGTATTGGAGAATTCCAGAAAATACTAGTGGAACATTTGCATATCAGTGTACATTGCATCCGGCAATGGTAGGTGCAATAACTATTAAAAGATTAAGTTCTCTGTAAGTCGTTAACTATACTAGTTAAACGTTTACGTATATCAATCATTCTAACTCTATTTTCGTGAAGTGAACTAGGATTAATAAATCCGTTGTTTGATGGATCATGGCCTTGATCAATTTGTGATGCATGTGCTGTTAGTTCTTTAAGCAATTCATTACATTCTTTTTTAAGTACAGGATTAGTTATTACTGACAATTTTTCAGTAAAGTACTTTAAATCTTGTTGAAATTTAGGAAGAGTTTTAAACGATAAGTTATTCATCTTCTGACTCTATATTTCCTGCTGGAATTACATGATATACATCTTGTGGATTATACTTTGTTGCTGTTTCTGCTATAGCACTTCCGGCATACAAACATTCTAAACTAACTGGCATTAACGGCGGAACATGAAATACTGATCCTTCACGTAAGTTGTTTTCATATAACTTTCCTGTTTGAGTGTCTATCCATCGTATTCTAAGTTCACCACTATTAACAAACCAAGACTTAGTAGTGTCCTTAGTAAAGCTCATATTTGTTTTTGAACCAATGTGTTCAAATACTAGAATCTTACTACAATAATGTTCTGTGTTTGCCCACAATACTTCATATCCGAATTCTGTTTTAGTTACGTTATCATTCATATCAATACCTAATTAATTAAATTAATTACTTCAAACAATGTTTCAAGTTTGCGTAAATTAACTTTGCTTTCGAGCGTATTTTTTAATCCGAAGTGTAACGGTCTTGGCCATTTGTTAAAACTAACCCAAGCATACCCGTCATGCTCTTTGTTAAGTTGTGGAATAAATTCTTTATCAATAATACACAAATATGTGTGAAACAAAAAGTTTGTATCGTTACTTACAAAAGTTTCAAGCGGAATAGTTTTTTTAATGTTAGGAACATTACCTATTTCTTCTTTAATTTCTCGTTGTAAGCCTTCCCACGGAGTTTCTTTATCTTCTGTTGTGCCGCCAACTAATCCCCAAACATTATCTCGCTTGGTATTAGCCCTGCGAACAAACAGGAATCGTTTAGTTTCTAGTGTGTAAAAGATTGCACCACTACAGATAATTTTTTTGCTCATACAAATAATTATCTTTAAAGTGCTAGTCTCCAGGTACCTCTTGGATATTCACCATCTACTGAAAGTAGCCATTCTGAGTTATTCCAACGGTATTGTTTAGAAGTTGTAAGATTAGTTATGTATACAACGTCAGTTGAACTATCGTTTGCAGATGCATCAAATACAACATGCCAGTTTGTGCCATCCCATTCGATAATGTCATTTGCTTGTGCTACAAAGTCTGTTCCGTCTTGGTTTTTCCATGTATCGGGTCCGTCTTCATTTACTATGTCACCAATTGGATTTAGGATTAACACTCTTGGCGTTGTAGAACTTAAATTTAATGCAGATGTTCCAGTTGTAGCTGGATCTATAATATAGTCTACATTACTTCTATCACCAGCTGGACCTGTTATTACAGTATTATCAGGAAGCGAGTCTCCGTCCCAATTAACACTAATTTTTGTTTCGTCTAGTGGATTTAAACTAAATGTTCCAACAATTGAATATTCTACATCTTGGTAATCTAAGCGTCTGAGGTGTATCTGTGATACTCCTGGCTCATAAGTACCGGGCATTGCTTCAAATAATGTTCTCCAATCAACTGTTCCGACTTTACCTTTGTATATTAGTTGAATACTATTACCTTCAACATATACTCCTTGGTTTTCGTAACTAATTGTTGTAACATTAGTATTATTACTAGCTTCGTATGTTTCGTTTCCGTTGCGGTCAACACGCCCTATTACAATGGAGTCGTCCCAAGCATCGAGCTGAGGCGTTGATAAATCAACTTCAATAGTGCCTTTAGATTCGTCATGTATACTAGCAATAATATTTGTTATTACTCCTAACTTTTTAACTTTAACAGGAGGACTAATGTATATTGGAACAGTAAATGCCATAGATGAAACATCAATTTCGCTTTCTGTGCCTACTGGAATAGTTCTACTACTAAAATTGATATTGCTAATGCTTACAGTTGTAAGACTAGTCCAATCAATATAATTGTCAGTAGTCTGTATTTCTAATGTAGGATTAAACAGAACTAATATTTGCTCCATTAGTTGTAATTTTTGATCTGTATTAGAAGTCCATAAGTCAACATTTAAGTTTAAGATATACGGAGTAGGATGTAAACGTTCTACTGTATAATTTTTACCCTGGATACCTTCGTATGTTTGCGTAGCGGCATTATATTTTTGTTCTCTAATATGTTTCTTGCTTACAAAACTAGAATCAGAAATTCTTGTATTATCTGTTTCTAATCCACCAATATACACACCCATTCTGGGTACACTAGGTAGTTTGTTCTCACTGTTATCTCGTAAAATACTACCAACTTGTCTAGTAATATCGCCATACATAACTGGTACTGTTACAAGATTATCTTGATTATCTTTGTAACTAAAGTTACTCATTAGTCTAACCATTTGGGTTACGTATCGTCTAATTTGTCCGTCATAAAAATGTTGCATTAGATATCAGCCTCTGGTTTCTTAGGTCTAAGAGCTTTACTTAAACTACTACGTTCTTGTACAGTTTCACCTGCAATTTCATTAGTACTTGTATTATTAATAAATGTACCTTTTTGTGTAGTTTCTGTATTTGTATTTGATAATGTCATTCTTACATCGCCTTCAACTTTGATCCATCTAGTACCGTCATATTGGAAAAGACGTTTTGGTAAAAAATCGGTTCTAAGAAAATAGTCCCCATCAACAGCATCAGTTGGAAATGATATGCCATGCCCAAATGTTGCTCCATTAGGTGCATTTTCTTGTCCTACTAAGTACCCTTGATATCCTGATCTAGACGGTTTTGCTTGTATGTCGCCGTCACTGTTGGTGTTTTTAAGGTCAACACTACCGTCAGCATTAGCATCTAATGTATAGTAGTGTGCAACGTCAAAGCCTGCCTTAGGAGCATCTGCTTCTGCTTGTGCTACTACAGCATCATTAATTTGCATTTCTTGTTCATATGTTGACAATACATCTCTTAGTGTATCGCCACCAGGTGCATGTTCGTCTGCTGGTAGGTCTAATATATCTTTGTATTCTTGTGAATCGTATATTTGCTTTAACTTTAATCTATAAAGATGTGGATACCATGTAGGCGAAAAGCCTTCTGCAGCTCTGTTAATGTCTTCAATAACATAAAAGCGTTTGAGTGCTACACTATAATCATTAAGTGCATATTCGTCTTTTAAATGAGGTAATTCAATTACATCACCTGGCATTAATTTCCTGCCAATTGTTTCAACACTACTATTAATATGTACAGTCATAAACAATGTATCATTGCTTAGAAATAAACCAAACTGGCTTAAATCAAAATCAATATCTTGTACATTGTATATTCCCCTTATGGAAAAAATATCTTCATCGTATTTACGATCTCTATTTTCCATAAACAGCATATCTTGTATGTTTGTTTCTTTTACAACATCGTAATGAGGTTGATCAGCAGTTGCATCTTCAACCGCTGTATTTTTAGGTCCAATATACTTGTGAACAAATAAGTCAGTTCCTCCAACTGTAAACATTTCGAGGATCTGTTTATCTAAAAACTTGTAGTCTGCACCCTTCTCGGGTTTGTATAAACTTAATCTTGGCATAAACATATTTATCGATAAGTGCCTCCATACGATAAATACTATTGGAGAAACAATTATATGACAGACTTAGCAACACAAAAACAACAAATATTTGACTATGTGCATAGTATGTTAGGTGGCGGTATGGTCGATGTTGAACTTGACCCTGTTCATTATGAAACAGCGTTAACTAAAGCATTAACAACATATCGTCAAAGATCAGATAATGCTGTGGAAGAATCTTATATCTTCTTAGAATTAATACCTGATCAGAATGAATATACATTAGCCAATGAAATTGTCGAAGTAAGAAAGTTGTTTCGTAGAAGTATAGGATCACGTCCAAGTACCTCAGCATCAGGAGGTCCAATTTATTCAACTACTATAATTTCAACAGACTCTCAGCAAGTATTCAATGTAAATTATAATTTAGCAATAGTACAATCTATTGTAGTAACAATTAACGGAACAGTTACTACAGATTATTCTACTGATGATGCTTCAAGAACCATTACGTTTAATACGGCACTAGCTACTGGAGATGTTGTAAATATAAAACTTTATGATAGTGGCGAAAATGGTGGAGGAAGTTTATTTGACCCTTTCAGTTTAGCATACACAAACGCATACTTATTATCAAGTTCTAATATGGGCGGCCTTGCAACTTATGATATGTTTAGTCAGTACCAAGAACTAGTTGGACGCATGTTTGGATCATTTATTGAATTTAAATGGAATAGTACTACTAAAAAGTTAACCATTCTCCAACGACCAAGAGCGGACGAAAATGTAATGATGTATTGTTACAATTATCGTCCTGATACCGAGCTACTTAGAGATTACCTAGCAATTCAGTGGATTAAAGATTATACACTTGCTGGTTGTAAATATATGCTAGGTGAAGCACGTTCAAAATTCGCTACTATAGCAGGACCACAAGGTGGTTCAGCACTTAATGGTGAAACACTAAAAGCAGAAGCACAGGCTGAATTAGAAAAACTACAAAGCGACTTATCATTACAAGTTGGCGGTGGTGTTGGCTATGGTTTCACAATAGGTTAAAAACCACCTAAGTTAACGCTAACGATTTTAGTTCCTTGTAAATACAATATGTAACAAGGAGAAGTCATGTGTTCACCAGAAGTACGTAAAGAAGCCAACCGTTTAAATTGGATTATCAAAGGTAAACTAATTGATATATCCTGGAGCGACATAGAAGTCGAAAAAACCTACCATTCATATTTTAAAAGACTTTGGGGAAATAATGAAAGTTATATCTACGAAGACGGATTTGAAGAAGAATACCAAAAAAGACTTGACAAGCACTAATAACGAGTATATACTGTAAAGATACTTAAAGGAGTTTATATTAGTGTTACCTAAATTACTAGTTGTTGGGCATGGCCGTCACGGCAAAGACACTGTTTGCGAAATGTTAGAAGCATACGGTTATACATTTCAATCATCGTCAAAGTTTTGTTCAGAACTTTTTATATTCAACGATCTAAAAGATCAGTATGGGTACGCTGACGAAGAGCAATGTTACGCAGATAGACACAATCGTCGTACTGAATGGTATAATATGATACATGACTATTGTAAAGATGACTTAGCACGTTTAGGCCGTAACTTATTTGCAGATCACGATATCTATTGCGGGTTGCGTAATAAGCGTGAATTCTTTGCAATGCAGAATGAAGAAATATTTGACCATGCTATATGGGTAGATAGAACAGATCACTTGCCTTTAGAAAATTATAGTTCTATGAGTATTGAACAATGGATGTGTGATTACACTATTGACAATAACGGAGATCTACAAAGATTAAAAAAGAACGTAGATGTGTTAATAAGAACAATTTTTAAAAATCGGGGATTAAGTCTCCCTGCTTCCAGCGGGTACCTTCTTTCTGAATTACACGTTGACAGTTAGCACATATTGTTTTTAAATTTGTTGGGCGGCA